GAGCGTTTGATCGAGGATCCGAAGCGCTTACCACGGCTCGAGGTGCTGATCATTGACGAAGCACAAGACCTCTCGCGCCTACAGTGGAATTTGGTGCAGCAATTGATCATGTATAGCCAACGTATATACATTGCCGGTGACGACGATCAAGCCATTTACAACTGGGCGGGGGCGGATGTGCAAAGCTTTTTAGCCTTGCCTGGCGAAGTCAAAGTCCTTGACCACTCCTACCGCGTGCCCGCTCGAGTCCACAAGCTCGCCGACCAAGTCGTGCGCCGCATTCGCAAACGACAGCCCAAAGTCTGGGAGCCCCGCGACTACGATGGCCATGTTTTGTTTTACAATGATGCCACAGACGTGGACATCTCTAAAGGCCAGTGGCTTATCTTGGCCGCTGCCAACTACACGCTAAACGGGTTGTACGACTGGATCAAGTCGCAAGGGCTTTTGTTCGAGCGCAATGGACAAAAAAGCATTTCTGAGAGCATCCTATCCGCCGTGCTGGGATGGGAAGCGTTGCGAAAGGGTAAAGAAATCCCTCTCACTGTGGCCAAACAGATCTACAAGTACCTCGGTTCTGATTATATCGCACGGGGACACAAGACGCTATCAAAGGCTGATCCAGAGGCGCTCTATAGCCACGGCTCACTGACCACGGCCCACGGTCTTTTGACCAATAAGATCTGGCACGAAGCACTGACCAAGATTGGGGAGGACAAACGCGAGTACATTATCGCTCTACTGCGACGTAAGACTGCTTTGCGTAGCGAGGCTCAAATCAAACTGTCCACGATCCACGGTGCTAAAGGCGGGGAAGCGGACAACGTTTTACTGATCACGGACCTGTCAGGACGGTTTGCCAAATTGTACGACACCGACCCTGATGCCCTAAACCGGTTGCACTACGTGGCCATGACGCGAACCAGGCAGGCTTTACATATCGTTTACCCTAAGAACGTACGAAGAGGATTCATGCTGTGATCAAAACAATGTCGCTTTTCCCTACACCTTCTGAGTGGATGCCCCCTCAGGGTTTTCCCGATCTTTCTGAGGCGAAAGAAATCGCCATCGACTTGGAAACCTGTGACCCTAATCTAGAGAAGTACGGTCCAGGTTGGCCACGTAAGGACGGCTACATCATCGGCTACGCGGTGGCAGTAGACGGATGGCAGGGTTACTACCCCGTCGCCCACCAAGGGGGCGGCAACCTTGACAAGCGCATCGTCGAGAACTTCATCAAGCAGGTACTGTTGCTTCCATGCGACAAAATCATGCACAATGCCGCCTACGATTGTGGGTGGCTCAAGGCTCAGGGATTCGAAATCAAGGGTAGGGTAATTGATACCATGCTGGCCGCAGCTGTCTTGGACGAGAATCGGTTCTCTTACTCACTGAATGCGTTGGGGTTCGAATACCTCAAACAAACGAAATCAGAGCAGGGGTTACGCGAAGCCGCCGCAGACTTTGGGGTAAACCCCAAGAAGGACATGTGGAAGCTACCCGCCATGTACGTGGGCGCTTACGCCGAGCAGGACGCGGCACTGACGCTCAAGCTCTGGCACCATTTCCAGACACTGTTGCGCCGCGAAGAAGTGGAATCCATCTTCGATCTTGAAACAGAACTGCTGCCTGTACTGATAGACTTAACCTATAAGGGTATCCAATTCGATAGGGATAAAGCATCACGGCTCATTGACCAGATGCAGGACCGTGAGAAGAAGATCATGGCCGAGATCAAGAAGAGCGTAGGCGTGGGCGTGGACATCTGGGCCGCGGCTAGCGTGGCTATCGCCTTTGACAAGCAAGGCATTCAGTACCCGCGCTCCAAGACTAACCTGCCAAGCTTTACCAAAACGTTTCTCGAGACCTGCTACCACCCATTGGCAAAGCTTATTGTGGAAGCGCGCGAGATCAACAAAACCTATGGCACCTTCTTGCAACCGTATCTGGACTTCTCTGCTGCTGACGGACGCATCCACCCCCATGTGAACCAACTACGCTCCGATGATGGTGGCACGGTCACAGGACGCCTCTCTATGGCTTCTCCGAATCTCCAGCAGGTGCCAGCACGGCACCCAGTCATCGGTCCGGCCATCCGTAGCCTGTTCTTGCCCGAAGAGGGTCAATTATGGGCGTCTAATGACTTCAGTTCACAAGAGCCCCGTATTCTTGTGCATTACGCTTCCCTGCTCGGGCTACCTGGCGTTGACAAGGTGGTGCAAAGCTACAAGGATGACCCCGACACGGACTTCCACCAGATGGTGGCCGACATGGCGGGCATCGACCGGAAACAAGCAAAAGTTTTGGGATTGTCCATAACTTATGGCGCCGGAAAGAATAAAATTGCCGCCCAGCTTGAGTTACCTGTTGATGAAGCTGGAGAAATTATTCGAGACTTCCACACCAAGGTCCCGTTCCTGCGTGGCACGATTGACGCGGTCATGCGTCGCATTGAGCATCCGGCATCGGGTGGCTGCATTCGCACACTACTGGGCAGGAAGTGCCGCTTCCCGCTCTTCGAGCCCGTGGCGTGGGGCATCAACAAGGCACTGCCCTACGAACAGGCCGTCGTGAAGTACGGCCCACGGGTCAAGCGCGCCATGACTTATAAGGGCTTGAACCGCCTGATCCAAGGCTCGGCCGCCGACCAGACCAAAGCGGCCATGCTCCGCCTACACAAAGCGGGCTTTAATATCCTGCTTCAAGTGCATGATGAACTTGCCCTCAGTGTCAACAACCGCGAGGAAGCCGAGGAGGCCGCACAACTCATGTGCCAAGCCGCAGATTTGGAAGTACCCTCACGCGTTGATGTAGAAATTGGACCTTCGTGGGGTGAAGCGGTATAATTGAATCTCTCCTTGGTTCCGAAAGGACCTTTTGGCCTGCGCTTGCGCGGGCTTTTTTTTGGGTATATCATAGCGGGATATATGTATCATAAGTGTGGTGGAGAGGGAGAAAGTGTGACTTACGACAAACGAAAATATGCACGCGCCAATTGGCTAATGAAGCCAACGTCACCGAGCAAGCGCCGCGAACCGTGGATCACGATCATGATCCGCCGTGACCACTACAACATGCTGCGCGAGATAAAAGACTATCTGGACTGCACCATCGGCCACGCTGCCATGGGCGCCATTGAACGAGAGTTCAACCGGCTATTGCAAGAAGCCTCACCAGGCGCGGAGACCTTCGAGTTAGTGCCACCCCAACCTAAGAAAATGGGTCGCCCCAAGGGCGCACGCGACAAGCGCAAACGCCGCAAGCCCGTGACCGCTAAGGCGCGCGCTAAAGCAGCGGCCGAAGCGCTGGCCTTAGCATTGGCCAAAACCCCACGGCCCACGATTCAAGAGCTTTTGATCCCGCCCCCACTGACAGGACCCGTGGACAAGAGCACCATCGTGGCAGAACCACCCGCACCAGACAAACCCGAGCCCGTAGCACCAAGGAGAAAGATATATGTCCCACGTTTTTGAATCACAAACCCTCTTCGACATTCATGTACGCTATAGCGTACTACCACAGGATCCCGACTTCGATCTGCCGCAACAGATTGATATCACCGATGCGTATATCTTGGTCCTCGGCCCACGGGCCACGAAGCCCCGCAAGGTGCGTGTGCTGGGCGCTTTGAGCGAGTCCGCTCTGATTAATTTGGAAGACGAAATTCAGGAGACACTGTCATGAAGCTTTTAACTATCGCCTCTACGTGGGTGATTTTATTTTTCTATGTGGCGTTTTTACCCTTGGCATTTGTGATTTCTTGTTTTAAATTGGCTTTGTCGCGTACCGATGTTGCTCTTAACAAATGGGCCGACCGAGTTGAACAAACTTTAGAGAGGAGAAAGAAATGAAGAAAGTTGCTTTTGGCGTATTTTGCTTGCTCTTTGCAGGCGCCGTCTATGCTCAGTGCACTTCCACCCGTGTTGTCACACCAGAGGGCAAAGTTATCCTCTGCCAAACCTGTTGTTACGAGGGCAACTGCACCACCACCTGCTACTAATCATACCTTTTATACTGGAGAAAGAAATGGTACTCAAAGACGAACACCAAGCTTATACACCCGCTGTCCGGACAGATGTCTTGGCGTTGTTTCGCCGCCATGGCTGGACGCCACCAAGCGAGGACCCTGAGACGCTCGCCAAATGGGCGTACTACAAGAGCATGTCCTCATTAAGCGAAGAAGCAAACGTCCCGACAAGCAACTGACAAGCAAATAACAACATACTGATTGGAGAGAAAGATGAACGTACAACTACTCATGCGCGCGATTGACGAACTAAAGACCAAGGACAACCTGAGCAGCACCACCATGGCCGTGATTGACGACCTACGTGACTTGGTCCGCGAAGAACGGAGCATTGACTACTGCACCTTGGAGATTGATGGTATCGACTACCGCGACTACCCTGACTTTTGTGACGCTTACTTCAGCCGTGGCTTTTATACCGATGGCACGGAACTGTCTGAGGAAGAACTGGACGCGCTCAACGGCACTGATTTGAAGTACGAGCGTATTTTGGGTTAAGTCTACATAAAGTTACCAAAAGTGTATGTTTTGTGTGCATTTATGTGCATAAAAGTGTGCGTAAAAGTGTTCACAAACCAGTTAAATGACCAGAATGAGAGAAAAATGAAACCCAAACCTTATTTAGTGCTGGAGATGTGCATCAAGGATGGCATCATGCGCGGCTGGAACCGCGCCCATAAGTACACCGACACGCCCAACGAGAACATGATCAAACAAGAAATAGAGACCGCCATTGATGCGCTGGTCTGGGAGTGGTTTGAGATGGGTGATAGTAATGAATAAAGCAGAAAGCCACGAACCTGTAGCATGGATTGTTCCGGTAGAAACACACGGGGGAGATATATCACAGAAGTTGTCTTGGACTAAATCGGGTGCGGGTTTATCGGGAGTACTTGGTATGCTCAGTGAGAGATTTCCACTATACCAGTCACCACAGAAGCACGCGTGGGTCGGGCTGACGGATGCAAACATTGCGCAGTTGAGACGAGAGGGAGCGCATAGTGTGAGCGATAAAGACTTTAGTGCTATCGAAGCCAAACTTAGGGAGAAGAATGGATGATCTCATACAGCACAAACTGGATGGGGCCGATCAACACTGACTGGATCGCTAAGAACGGCGACTGCTGGGCAGCGGGTCGGATAGATGTCCATGGGGAAGAAGGATACCCCCAAGAGATCGCCTTGCCTCCCATGCACGATCGAGACTGGGAGCGCTTTTCACGGTGGTTAGAGACCTTTGAAACAGAATTCGTGTGGCCACTAACCCTGCTGGTCGCTGAGTATGAGAAAACCCGCCCACCCATTTTGTGGGTAAAGGAGAAACAGGTGACTAAAGAGTACCTCACCCGCAACGCACTGCAATGCAAGAAGTGTGGCGACCTGATCGTCTCCAAGCACCGCCATGACTTTGTTACATGCAAGTGCGGAGCCATAGCCGTGGACGGTGGCCTTAACTACAGCAGACGTACCGGCAACCCAGAGGACATGATCGACATGTGCGAATACAGCACCACGCCCACGGACCTTTGTGACAATAACTAGGAGAAATACAATGAACCACGAAATCTTTACCGCACCCACCTTTGCCGCTATGGAACAACACCTGGCGGACAACAAGGACAAGGTGTTCACACTAACAGGCGTGGACTTGACCGTCCTGATCTTCATGACACGCCACTACACCTTCGCTGAGATTAGTCGCAACGTCCGTGAGAGCGGTATTGCAGAACAAGAGACCCAGAGCCTCATTACACGGCTCACGGGCAAAGGAGAATCCAAATGAACACAAATGCAACACAAAACACACGACCCAACCCGTACTTACAGGTAACGCCAGAAGAAGAGGAAGCGTGGCGCGACATCGAGCGACAGAAGCGCGACAAAATGTTCACTCGCGCACAGAACGAAGCGGGCGTCTGCGCCCAAGAGTTTATTGACAACACACCCAAGGCGGAGCTCGGCATCTTCACGCTACGTAAAGCGTTCGAGATGGGGTTCATACGCGGGGCAATGGCAACGTACAAGGAGCTAAACCCATGAGCACAGGGCCACACAAAAATAAGTTCAACCCCACCACCTTTAACGACTTTTTCGAGTCCCCTAACCCGCTGCAAGCACAGATCGCGCGCGTCATCGCCCGCCACCCCAATGGCTTGACCGCCCTGGAAATAGCCGACCTAGCAGGCGGTAGTATTACCGCGGCCAAAGCGACTCTGGCCTTGATGAAGTGGGTACGAGGCGTGTACATCCAAAAATGGACACAGAAGGGCACGTCAATGTCCGCGACTTATGTACGGGGCGACAAAGCGGACGCGACCAAGCCCGCCACTCGTCGCGAAGTGCAAGAAGCGAAACGCCGCGCAGTGGACCCCTCACAGATCGCGGCCATTGAGACCCAACTCACGCAAGAGGCCAAGCACATGCGGGCCTTGGCTCACGCTCTGGTGCCCAAGCGCAACGCAACACAACAGCACCAGGTCAACCGGCAATATCTAAACTGGATCAGTGGAGGCGTCTTTGGATAACAACAAACCCTACAGAGAGAACACCATGAAACTAACAGAAGCGCGAACACAGCCCCAGACCCTGGGCGACCTGCTCAAGGCTCGCCTAGACGCAAACGACCGACAAGAGGGCGGACAGCACTACAAGAAGATGGGCGTGGAGCCGTGGGCCGTGGTCGACACTTGGCCGCTCGAGCAGCAGATCGGCTACTACCGAGGCGGGGCGCTGAAGTACATCATGCGAATGGGGACAAAGGACGAAAGCATACAAGAACTAAAGAAAGCCGGTCATTACATTGAGAAGCTCGTTGGGGTATTATCTCAACATGAACACGATCAATGACAACAACGGACGCCTGCTCTTCGGCACGCACCTAGACGGCGCCATCAGGCTTCTTGAACCAGAAGCCGGCGACCGCCTACAGTTGATTTATCTGACTAAGAAGGACGGCTCACAGCTCGCCTTCATCGGACCCGTCTTGCAAGAGGACGAGCTCTTCAATATTGAAAACGTTGAAGAGGGCGAGATCATCGAAATAAACAGACCGGACCACGGTCCACGGACCACGGCTCAAGGACATTGAGCCAAGTAGGCATTCAAGCCTACTTTGCCTATCAGAACATTAACACTGAGTCTCGATCCGCGAACCAAGCCACTTGACCACGGGCACCGCCCAGCTATTACCAAGGGCCTTGTACCGCGGACCATCCGGACAGTCTTCGGCAGCCTTCTTGCGCCACGGGATGGCTGTGTAGCCGTCAGGAAAACCCTGCAATCTCTCACACTCTGTCACGGTCAAGCGTCTGACTTGCATTTGCTGATGTATGACCGGCGTGCGATTGGAGCCACTGTCAGCAGCTGTAATCGTGGGGCTAAGAGTCTCGCTGTATCCAATACCACCCGCTGCGCTACCCGCTCCGCCCTTGAAACAACCGACTGGGTAAGTGCCAACACCATGCACGTCCGTGGCGTTTTGCGTGAAGCAGATTTCCTCGTTGATGCCCGCACCTTGTGGCCCTGCCGTGTCACTCCAGCCCTTACCATTTTGTGCCTTGTCCCGACCTGAGACATCTTGCAGGGCTATGGGTGCCGTGTGTATGACAGCAGCAGATGTCATGCCGTCCCTGCCACAACTCAAGCCCTTGTACTCGCGTGAAGACAAGGTCGTCACGTCCCCGCCTTGTACGTTGCCAACCGGCACTATCGCCTCGCACTCTACGCGCTCGTTGCCTGTGCGACTGAAAGGAGGGCCGTTTGTAACGCAGGGGGCAACTTTTTCCCCCGCTTCTCGGCTCGGCGCAAGATCCCTGCGCACGCCGTCGAACTCAAAAAGTACCTCGAGGGGATTGAACCCGTCTCGAGCACTTGCGATAACGAACACACGTCGGCGGCGTTGGGCCACTCCGAAATATTGGGCGTCAAGCACGCGCCACGCGACTGCTCTTTGTGGTCCAAACACACAACCAGCGTTCTTCCACCTTCCCCTTGGCGGCTCCAATGCACCATCTTCTCCGGCAATTGCCCCAAGAAAACAGCCAAAGGCGTTGTCTGCGGTGTTAAGCACCCCAGGGACGTTTTCCCAGAAGACAATGCCGGCAGACTCGCATCGTCTTGCTCTAATAGTGTCAATTGCATTTGCGATCTCACAAAAAGTTAAGGATAAATTCCCACGGTCATCGGACAAAGACTGTCGCAGTCCCGCCACACTGAATGCCTGGCAAGGCGTGCCACCACACAAAATGTCCGGTGCAACAACTTCACCCGACAAGATACGAGCGGGTAACGCCGACATGTCCCCAAAGTTCGGGACGTTGGGATAATGGTGCGCCAAGACAGCAGAGGGGAAAGGCTCTATCTCCGAGAAACCAACCGGCTGCCATCCCAAGTCATGCCACGCCACGGTAGCGGCTTCTATCCCAGAACAGACGGAAAGGTATGTCAGAGGGCTGGGTTGTAGAGTCTGGGGGGTCTCGGGAGCCATTAGAATCTCACCCCAGCAAACCACACGACCAGACGCCGATAGACGTGTCCTAGAGCCCCTACGCGCTTCTCAGGGGCAGGAGGCAGGGCATTGACCAGACAAGCACGCACGTAAGCCGAGAGCGTGACGCCAGAGGCACGGGCCGCGAACCGGACTTCACGCTTCAGGGACAAGGGCAACCGGACGTGCAAAACCACCAAATCAAGCGTAAACGACTCGTACGGATCGGGGGATCTTTTGGGAGCCTTGGGAGCTTCGGGCGGGGGTGCAGAAGGGTTTGGTGGGGGGTTCATAGAAGGGGGCTTTTTAAGCGGTTTTGGAGGCAAAGGACTCCTACCATCCAAGGACAGGCTTTGCGGCTCACCAGCGGGCTGTGTGACGGTCTGGGTGGTGGTTACAGCTGTCTGGGAAGTGGGTGGTGCAACAGGGTACCTGAAAACAGGCTTGGGCATCTTGTAAGGGGGCTTTTTTGGCATGTGTTTCTCCAGTCTTGTCGGTTCACAGGGAAAAGTCAGGGTGGGCAGAGTATCTGTTTAAATCAGGGTCGGGCTCCACCTCGTCAACAGCATCGTAGTCAAGATAAAAAGCCGTGTCGCCACCTGACACCACCTGGCGGGCAGACAGAAAAACAGTCGGACCCTCATCCGTCACAGAAACGGCAGGGGACAAGACAGCAATCAGTCGCGCAACCTCCGCGTCAGACAGATGGTAAGAAGCGTCTCGGAGCAGGGTGCGAGAGCCAAATGGCGTGAGTCGCGCTTCACGGCCCACGGGGCAGGGTTGTTTAAAGTGTGTCATGATCTTTCTCCAGTATTTTGGTTTGGTACAAAAAGTAAGTGATAAGTACTGTGTAAAACGCTACAGGGCAATAGTAGCACTGTTGCGCAATATAATACAACAGGTTTTTTTCTGCTTTGTAGTGGGTACTTATTACGGCATATTACGTTGAATCGAAAAACAGCATTACGTTGAATCTAGTAAGGGGTGTGTTACATACAAAAAAACAAAACGAAAAAAAACACGTCCGTAACACCCCTATAGTGTAATGCCGTAATGAGCCTTTATCCATGCGGTTCTTCAAGTGGGTACTTATTACGTCAGATTTGGTGTAACGTAATGACGTAATAAAAGTATCTAGTTTACGGGGTACGCGCGCGGCTTTTTTCCTAAGAAATATTTAATATTGTATGTAACACACCCCTTATAGAGTTTGACGTAATGTTTTGCCTTCCCGTTTATTTTTTTTGACGTAATGTGCCGTAAGCACCCTTAGTGTTGCCCTTAGTGGTGTGTTTCGAGGCTTTTAACGGTTTGTCTGGGTTTGCCGTGACGCGCGCCATTACGTCTCTGTTTTTTTGCCGTAATGTTTGCCCTAATTTGAGGGGGATTGGGCTTGGATTGGTGGTGTTTTCTTGCCTAGTGGTGCTTTTTAGGGTAGTATTTAGGCTTGTAGCGGTGCTTACGCCCGTTACGGGTGTCTATTACGTCAAATCAAGGAGACTGTTATGCCAAGACATTTTGATAAGCCCGTGGAAGGGACGGGGATCGCCAGTCGCGGGCATACGATGCCTGCGGAAAAGAACGGACGCTCACGCTACCCGTTCAAGGCGTTAATTGTGAATGATTACTTCTTAGTCTATAGTGCCGCGCAGGCGACTAAAGTCAGGAATGCACTCAAAAGCTTTAAGCGTAGGTATCCAACGAGGGTCTTTACTGTTCGACCGATGCCCACGAACTATTCTGTCTGGGTTGCTCGGAGGATCGCTTAATGGGTCCGACATCAGGCCGTACTCGGGGACGGCAGCCCAAGGCACTAAAGAACGATCCGACACTGGAAAGCCCACTGTACTCCCCACGGATGGAAGAGCGGCTAGCCACTGACGTGGGTCCCTTGAAAGACCAGAAGCGAAGCTTGACCAGTCGAGAGTGGACTTTTGTACAAGAACTTGTCGCCGGCTCTGGTCACGTCACCCCACGTGAAGCGGCACTTCGGGCGGGGTATCAGGATAACATGGCTGTTCGTGTGGCCAACACACTCACGAATCCTGTCAAAAACCCCCACGTAGTGGCCGCTATCAAGGAATTTCGGCGTGAAGTGGCCGAAAAGTACGGCACGACATACGAGCGACATATGCGCGACTTGATGGATATTCGTGATAAGGCATTGGAAGCGGGAAACTATGGTGCTGCGGTGACCGCGGAGTACCGAAGAGGGCAAGCTTTGGGCAGCATTTATATTGACCGCAAAGAAATCCGCCATGGAACCATCGACAGCATGAGCAAAGAAGAAGTTATGCGCAAGCTTGAGGAAATCAAAAAAATCTACGGTGGTGCTCAGAGTACTATTGAAGATATTGACGTGAGGACAATTGAAAATGACTCAGGAAGCGAAGCTTTACCAGAGGATCAAGCGGAACTTAACTCAGGCGATATTGACGCGGATCGAGTCGCGGGTGAATCTGGGCACACCGGATCTTTTGGTAGCTTTAAATTCGAAGTTCCTAATGGTCGAATTGAAGGTGGTGGCGAAGGGGTTAAAAGTGAATCTATCCCCTCATCAGATTAGTTACCACGTCAAACACGCGACCGCAGGCTGTCCTACGTTCATCTTGGTCGAGTATCACCCAAGCCCTACGTCAAAGCAGCCTGCAACACTGCGACTGTACAGTAACCACCAGACGCTTGATCTGGTCGAGCACGGAGTAAAGCTCGAGCCTGTCGCGTCTTACACATTGACCGCGATTGACTGGTCGGACCTTGCCTATCAACTAACCAAAAAAAGCGGCCAATAATGGCCGCTGTAGGGGTTTATCGGTTAGCGTTTGCGTTTGTTCTTGTCTTTGAACACGGCACCCATTGCCGCTTGAGCAAGTATGAATAGCACTAAGCGTTTGATTGTTTGTAGCATTCCTTTGGCTTGCATAGTCATAGTTCAACCCTCACAATAATTAAATCATTCTCAAAATCAAGTATCTCGCCGTCGTCTACCGCTCCCTGACAGTCGGCGAAGTAATCGCGCAAGTCTGCCTTGGCTTGCTTGCGTGTGGCGTACTGCCTTGGTGTGTCGTCTGCGTTTAGCCACGTGTTAACGTAACCGTCACAAAATGTATATGTTTGCACCTCGTACATAATCAAATCCCCCAAAGTAATTGAACGATAATTAATGGCACGCCGATAACCGCGCCGTATAAGATACCCTTAAGAATTTCACGCATGATCGCTTCCCTTCAAAATCTCTTCCAAAAGACGCGCTACACGTATGGCATCCGTGTCAGTAGCATCGCCATCTTGAAGCAAAGCCAACGCCCTGATGCATCCCAATTGATATGCGCCACACTTTGCGGCCAATGTAAGTAGTGCCAAATCCTGATCCATGGTTAACCCCGCACTAAGTGAACAACAAACCCGCCGGTATCCCTCTTAGCGGGGCCCTTTGCGTACAGCCCTATGATCGAATCTTGCGGATCCAAAAACCGCAAGTCCGACTCATCACCATTCAACACATGCTTACCGAAAAATTCAGTAGGCAAGTCTTTGGAATGGAAAACAACCGCAACGCGCATCTTTTGTGCGAACGCTTTCAAGTTATGGATCCGGTAAGCTTCGCGGCCTGAAAACGAAAACGTCAAATCGTAATTTGAAGGGATGTCTTTTCTGTTGCTTAGTTTGGTGTAGTCGTAAAACTGCACGTCGGGGAATAATTGGAAAATGGTTACTAAACGCGTTTTGTCGTGCGCAAACGTGTAATCAAATTTCACGGTTTCCCACCGTATGTCACTAGTCCCATTTAGGCGAACGACAGGAATCAAGCCAAGCCTGGCGGCCTTGCGTTGTAACGCTTCGATGTCTTTTACAATTTGAATCATGAAGCTTTGGCGATCGTCAAAAAACCAATTAGTTTTCCTAATTCTGGCCTCTTGAATGCTACTGTAAACGCCACCTAAACCGGCCTTATTCAAGCACCCGTCTGTACATCCGGCCGTCTTTGCGTTAGCGCATACATTGCGGCCTGATAACTCGGCAGGTGCTAAATATAGAATACCGGTAATAAAGCCCTGTTTTTGGCCCTTAACGGTCTTTGAGTTGGTGTCGATTGATAGTAGTTTGCTCATGATTTTTTCTCACTGTATGGTTTAAGACAATGCCACTATAACAAAACGCGGCATTTGCGGGATTGATTTTATCTATAAAGGGTTTCTATCTGATAGCAGTGCTCGAAGCTTTGATAACGGTTATCTAAAAACGCCCATTTTGAAACTTTAGCGCGCCATGCCTGTTTAATTGAGGCATAAGCTTTATTTTTCGGGTTATTGGCGACTGCACGTGCGGCCGATTCGGTTTTATATCCCATGGGGTTACCTATGGCCTTATGATCGCAATCAAACAAGCAGTAAATTGTTTTCATTTTAGAACTCCGAATTAATTAGGGCCTTGATTGCCGCGGCCTTAAGCAAAATTGCTTCATAGTTGCCCGTGCCAAACCGGCACGGGCTTGAGTGTTCAATCTAACAGCGACTGTAATTCGTACGTACTTTTTTACATACGATAGCGTCTTGATCAGATGTCAAACTAAGTATTTTTTTGCCGCCTGCTTTATGGATGACGGTTGAAACCGCATCGATTAGATACCAGCCACCAGCTTTGCGCACCAAATTAACACACGTCGCATCACGTAAATATTTGTAAGAACTCGGCACAGCGGCGCCGCTGATCGCATCAAATATCGCTCCAGTAAAATGCTTTTTTGCGCCGAGTAGCTTTGTCAATCTGCTTTCAGCGTCTACCGTCAAATTTTCGACTTGATCAAAGCGTGTGTACGTATGCGCTGTAGATTTCAAATTGATTTCTCGCAAAGCTTCTTCAATTTTTTGCGAGTTTGCTTGTGTGATTTTGATTTCTTTCATGATTTCTCTCTCTCTGTATAGGTTTGAGACACTGCCAATTTAACTTGAAACCGGCATTGTCCGCTAATTAAAAATAACTATTAAAAGGGTAAATCTGATAAACAAGAGTGTACCTATTGCGAGTCGCAATAGGCTAAGGCGCTATCGCAATGATCAAAATAACCGATTAAATTGCCGTTGATCGTGACTATTCTGAATTTATAACGCTTGCATGGCGAATCTATCTGTATTAAAAAACGCGGCATATCGCCTTGTTGTCTGTGTTTACAATAGTAGTGAATAATGGTCATGAAAGTAACCCCTTTAAAATTCGTAATAAATAATAGTTGTTTCAGTCTGTCCCAAAACAATGGTTTTGCATTCCAAGTACTCAAAGGCTTTCGCCATTAAATTTGGGTCTTTTAGGTCAATGCCGGTGACAGCATAGTCAACGAAAATTTGTGATGGTGTAGATTCTGTGACTTCACAGCAGATCGCGATAACGTCAAGACCTATTTCTTGACTGCTTTCTGATTCGTGGTCAGTGATAAATTTATATATGACTTTTAAACCCTCAAGCGAAAACTGATCATAACGACCCATCTCAGTAAACGCGCTAACAAAGCCGTGTAAGCTAATTGTCTTTTTCATGATTTTTCTCTCTGTATAGTTTTGAAAAATACCGTATTAACGGCGAAAATATTGACGAATTGTGATGCAAACGGACAACAATCCAGTGATCTCGCATTTTGCAGTTTCACGTTGATCGTCTTCAATAGTCCAATAGCCTGATCTTATCTCATTATCATCGATCCATTGGTCAAGTGTAGCGTATTCGCTATCCGTCACTGTAGTGTAGTCATTAGTAATCAAAGCTGAAGCGAACATTTCGTTAATGGCGTAGTCATAATGAGTTGTTGTCATGATTTTTTCTCTCTATATATAGTGAATCAAGTAAGTACAAATACACGATAACACAAAAAACACTCCTAGCACCTAACTGGTCATTGTATTTTTCTATTGATGCGAGAAGTATCATAGTCAAATTAATTGTCCCTAATCGTTTAACCAAGTGTTCACGATTTGTGAATACTGATTGATTATATTGTGCTAGTGTTCACGGAATGTAAACAAGGCGCGTGATCCGTTGCCCTTGATCCGTCACTATTTCCCCGTGGTGCGTTACCCATGGTGCGCGAACCGCGAACCGTGATCAATGTTCCACGTGAAACAATTCGCGATCCGTGAGCCGTGATCCGTGAGCCGTGAGCCGTGAGCCGTGAGCCGTGAGCCGTGAGCCGTGAGCCGCGATCCATAGACCAAGCCTATCGCGAGCCAGGCATCGATAGCGGATAGCGTTAACCTATCGCGAGCCAGGCATC